AAAATGTAAATTAACTAAAATTGCTATATGCAAATCCCCCGCTTAGGGGGTATAGTGGGATATAAGAGCGCATATCAAAATCCTGCATTTTTTTCTGAGAATAACTTGGTCTTTTGTTAAATAGTACTTGACTTTGCACTTTTGGTTCATATATAATGGGCTATCAAAAAAAGGTGTTTTATTTGTATTTCATAGTAACACTTGTACATAAGGCAGGGGCTAAAAAAAGGAGTTGTATTGAAAGAAACTTTACACCTATATTTACACATATGAAACGGAGTATATAAATGGCAACGACAGGCGTCCCAAAAAATTTAATGGATTTCACAGAAAAAGAGAGTGCGGCTCCTTACGTTAGGGCAGTTGTAGCAACAACAAATGACCAAGAACCTTCTAGGGGAATACATATGAAAGGCTCAGCGGCTAATGTAACTTTAACTATTGGTGGTGCTGATATAGTTTTTTACTTATTACAAGGTCATACATATCCAATATCTATTACGAAAGCTAGTGCAACTACAGTTGTATTGTTATACTGATGGCTGTTGGCATGCTAGAGATTTCCAATCTTCCTATAGAAGCTCAAAAGGAGATTTTATCAAGGATGGCTTCAGAAGAAGCATGCCCAATAGAGATAGATGATAAAATATATTATATTCCAAGTGCGGTTAATGAATTAATAGAAAATCTATATAGACAATCGTACAATTTTCTAAAAGGGGATAATGGAATACCGCAAAATAAAGAATAAAAAACATTACATATACGAACATATATCCGAGTTTTATAACTCTCATCAAGACAAAACTCCTATAGAAGACTGGCGAAAAGGTAAAGAGGGAGATTGGGTCTGGAGTGATGATAAAAGGATAGTCCAACTTCTCAAAGTTGTAGACAAAATAAAACATCCAAACGATAGAAAAAATTATAAATATGCTACTGGATATGTACGCACTATTGTTGGTACATTCCTAAAAAAGAAAAATTGTAAGATGGATACTGATTTTTCAAAGCATCCAAATAGATATACATTCTCTGGAAAGAACCCTAAATCTGTAAAAGAGAGGATAGGAGTTACTCAAAGAGAGAAAATTTTCGCTACAAATGTAGCTGTAGGTATGGGGCCTGTAAAAGCTTATATGGATGCCTATAATAGTGATGATGAATTACAATCAAGAAGAAAAGCAACAATTTTATTAAAACAGGAAAGAGTTATGCAAGAAGTAGAAAAATCTGTATTAGATATAGCAAAGGGAATGGGATTAGACCATGAGTATGTATTAAACAAATTAAAGTGTCTTGCTGATAGCAGTTCAGATGATGGTATCGTATTGCAATCAACAAAAGAACTTGCAAAAATAATTGGAACTTCTGGGATAACTGTAAAATCCAGAGAAATGGGTATTATAGGTATGTTCCAAGGTTTCACACCTGAGCAGCTCGAAAAAGCAGAGCGGCCTGAACTAAAGGAAATAAAAGGAGATAATAATGACATGTCCTAATTGTGGGTCAATAAAAAACAAGAAAAATGGAAAAGTAAAAGAAGTACAACGGTATAAGTGCCATGATTGCAAAAGAGAGTTTTTAGAGGAATATGCAGATATACCAATGTCTAATGTGAATACTTCTTCTATGGTAGAGGAATTAAACTATACTTACTTAACTGATAATGTTGCAACAGGGAAAGCTCCATCGTTAGAAACTCTATTAAAAAAGTTTAGTATTTCTGAAGATATATGGAAGGTAACAAATTTTAAAGTAAACCAATGGGATGTATCAGCTAAAGAAGAAGTAGATGGAAAGATAGTGTGGAATACCCATACAAATTACCAAGCTAGGGCAAGTCTTGTAAGAAAGATTCCAATCAAGTGTGATTTCCCACCAGTGCAAGGGGCAAAAGTATCTAAAATTTCTTTTAATGTGAAAACTCCAAAGAGAGATTTAAAATTAGATGTAATACTTCCAGATGCTCAAGTCGGATTCAAAAGAGATTTGAATACTGGAAAATTAACGCCACTTCATGATTTAAAGGCAATTGCCATTGCTACCGAAATAATTAAAGATTTAAAACCAGATAGAATAATAATGTTAGGCGATATGCTGGACTTACCAGATTGGTCTACTCATTTTGTTCGTTCTCCAGAGTTTTACTTCACAACACAACCTAGTATAAACTGGTTATCTTCTTGGATTTCAGAATTAAGACCATATTGTAAGGAAATGGTATATATAGAAGGTAATCATGAAAAAAGAATGATTGATAGTATTGTGCAAAATACAATTCAAGCTTATGGTATAAAACCAGCGAACGAACCAGATGTTCCTGATTTAATGTCTGTTCCTTATATGTTGGGATTACATAAGATGGGCGTTGAGTATATAGGAAACTATCCTCATGGAGAGTATTATATTAATGATAATCTTGTATGCATACATGGTAATAAAGTAGGAGCTAAAAGTGGACAGAGTGTAATGAAAATGTTAGACTCTCCTAGAATTAGTTTAATACAGGGTCATGTTCATAGATTAGAAATGGCTCATAAAACTGTATGGACTCATGGGAATCCTAAAATATACCAAGCAATATCTTGTGGAACTCTTGCAAGAATAGATGGTATTGTTCCCGGTGGTGGAACGAGGTATAATTGGCAACAGGGATTAGGGATTGTTGAATACGATGAAGAAAGATTCCAAATAGATACCGTTGGTATTTATAATGGAAAGTCTATCTTTAGGGGAAAGGTATATAATGGATGATTATATTAAACCAAAGGATAAAAAGACCAGACAGGGTGCAAGTAAAAATACTAAGTATGGGAATAAGGTAAGTAAGAAATATTATAAGAAAAGATATAGAGGACAGGGAAGATGAATTATGGGGGGAAGTTTTTAGTATTCTGGAAGAATATGAAACCAGATGGAAGCGATGCCCTAATGCGTTCCTTTGATACTTCGATAGAAGCTAAATCGTATGTGCAAGGATGTGTAGATTCTGTTGTAAATTTTACCAAAGATGCAGATGAAAATAAATTATTAAAAGAATTTGAAATAAAGAATATGGGTAAAGAGATATGGGTATCGTAACAAAAAGGGGATTGCAAAGGAAAGATTTAATTCAAAGAATTAAGGTTCTTGAGTATGCACTTGCGACTTCGATTGAAAGACAAAGAAATGCTGAGTTAATTCTTGATTTTTATATAGAAATGAATAAAGATGGAAAGAAGTTTGAAAAGTTTTTAGATAAGAAAAGAAAAGATGCCGAACATAAACAAGAAGAACGTAAGTCTAGCTGAGGAACAATTATTACTTGCTAATAATGATTTAATTGCTTTTGGCAAGCTGTTTCTTCCCGATGATTTCATGAGAAGTGAAACCCCTCCATTCCATTATGAGATGGCTGATGCGATTGATAATATAGAAATAAAACAGTTAGGTATTATTCTTCCCAGAGGGCATGGTAAGACAGTGTTGACCAAAGCTTCTATTATAAAAGATTTTGTTTTTTGCCCCAAAGATGATATGCATTTTTATGCTTGGGTGTCTGCTACTCAGAAATTATCAGTAGGTAATATGGATTATATAAAGCATCACCTAGAATTTAATGATAGTATTAAGTATTTTTTTGGAAATCTTAAAGGTAGGAAGTGGACAGAGGAAGACATAGAATTGTCTAATGGATGTAAACTAATATCCAAAAGTAATGTAGCAGGTATTCGTGGTGGTGCAAAGTTGCATAAAAGATATGATTTGATTATATTAGATGACTTTGAACATGAAGCAAATACCATTACACCCGACGCTAGGGCTAAGAACGCAAATCTGGTTACCGCTGTTGTTTATCCTGCGCTTGAACCTCATACTGGTAGGTTGCGTGTTAATGGTACTCCCGTTCATTATGATTCCTTTATTAATAACCTTATTACTAATCATGCGAAAGCTAAGAAAGGTGGTAAGGATTTTTCTTGGAAGGTAATAACTTATAAGGCTATTTTGCCAGATGGTACTTCACTTTGGCCATCGTTTTTTCCAAAAGCGAAATTAGAAGAAAAGAAAAAGTTTTATTACGATAGTGGCCAATCCCAAAAATTCTATCAAGAATATATGATGGAAGTCCAATCTGAAGAAGATTCAGTATGGAATAGAAGGCATGTAAAACATTGGGAAGGATATTATGAAAATGAGGATGGGGCTAATTACATTAATGTCGATGGTGACAAGTTTCCTTGTAATACATTTCTGGGTTGCGACCCTGCAACAGATATTGATACTAAGACTTCTGATTTCTCGGTTATAATGGTAATTGCCATTGATACTAATAATAAATTATATGTATTAGAGTATGAAAGACATCGAAGCATTCCGACTGTAGGTTCCAGAGATAATAATGGAGATATTATAGGAAAGATTGGTGTCGTAGATTATATTATGAATTTGCATGAAAAATATCATTGTGTATCAAGCACAGTTGAAGATGTGGCTATGAACCGTTCAATTTTCCAGGCATTGAATGAGAGAAGAAGGTTGGAGAATAAATATAATATTGGGGTAATCCCCG